ATCGTGCGGGCCACTGAGCCGTTAAAGGTCGTGCCGGAGTCCAGTTGCAGGCCAGTGCTGACCGTCAGGGCAGCGGTGGTCGTGGCAGTGATCGTTCCCGACGCACCCAGAGCCACGGTGACCCCGTTGTAGGTCACAGACGAGTTCGTCAGGCTGGCGTTGGCGATGTTCGACAGCGTGTTGCTGCTGCCCGAGATGGTCTTGTTGGTGAAGGTCTCAGCGCCAGCAAGAGTGGCCAGCGTGCCGGTGGTCGGCAGGGTCACATTGGTGCTGGCCGTGGCCGTCAGGGTCAGTGCGAAAGCCCCAGAGGTCGTGAACGAGCCTGCGGTGCTGATGTTCCCGCCAAGCGTGATGGTGCGCGAGCCGTTGTTGACGCCCGTCCCACCAGAGGCAGGGTTCAGGATGCCCGCCAGCGTCACCGCGCCGGTGGTGGCCGTGGACGGTGTAAAGCCCGTCGATCCGGCACTGAAGGAACTGACGCCACCAGCCTGCGAGAAGGTTCTCCACTGGCCGTTGGCGTACCCGTCAAAGGTCTGGGTGGTGGTGTTGAAGCGGAACTGGCCCGGGGTGCCCACAGGCTCCTGACCGGTCGTTCCAAGCGGGATCACCACACCGCCAGTGCCCGGCAGCACCGCGTTCGAGGCCAGCGACAGGGTTGGGTTGCCGCCCAGCCCGTTGCCGTTGGCCACATCGATCTGGTTGGCGGTTCCGGCAATCAGCACCCCGCCTGCGGTGGTGCCGTTCTGGATGGCCAGCAGGCCAGTGCCTCCAACCTGCGCGATGGCCGAAATCAGGCCCGACAGGGAGATCGTGGGGTCGCCGGAAACACCGGAGCCGTTGGAAATGCTCAGGCCGGTGCCAGAAACCGCGATAGAGCGATTTGTGACCGTGGATGCACCCGTCTTCACCACAAAGCCGTTTGAGGCCGCCTCAAGGCTTCCTGAGGCCCCGTTGAGGGTGATCTGAAGGGTCGAGAGCGCCCCGCCGTCGGTCAGGCCAATTCCAGCGCCACCGGTCAGCCTGCGGCTGTTGGGCAGGGTCGGTTCCTGATTCAGGGTCAGGAAGGTCTGGGTCTGCACCGGCGAGCCAGCCAGCGCGGCAGCCGTGGTGCGAACGGTCTGGCCGTTTTGGACGATGGGAACCAGTTCTGACCCGGTGATCGCGCCAGCCGCTGGAAGTTGGGTAATGGTTACATTGGCCACGCTACACCTCGATGCCGTCAAGATTGCCGTTATTTTCCGGCGTCTGGGTGTTCTGCTCGGTCGAGATCACATACTGGCCATCGCCATTGGTGATCAGGTCGTTCGGATCCACCGCCACCGACACATCGGGGCGCGGAAAGCGAATCGTTATCCGTTCGGTTTTTCGAGCGGGCAGCCGGTACGGGTCGAACTCGTCGGCACAGCCCTCATTGCACACTTGCAGGCCGGGGAAGTTGGGGTCGCTCCTCATCACCGCGTGCGGGCGCTTCATCTTGCACCGGTCGCACACTGCGATTGCGATGTCAGAGTAGCCCTCGGTGTCAAGAAAGCGCGGCATCGGTTACCTCGTGTAAACAGCAATGTTCGGCGCAAAGTAGATCGGCGACTTGTCGCGCTCTTCCACCTCGGCCAAGGTGAGGTACTTCTCTGCCTGCCCCTCTAGGTAGGTGATGCGATCAAGCGCAACACCGGGGAGTTCGAGGCTCATCTGGTGAGCCAGCATGGACTGCACGGCCAAGAACCAGCGCTGGGGGATCTCCAGTTCGCCGGACAGGTCGCCCACATCCATGATCTGTCGCGAATACCAGACCGTCATCTGAACAAAGGGGTCAGACGGCACCGGCCACAGCGTGATCTCGGCCTGCGGGATCGTGCGGTTGAGCCAGAACTGAAAGGGCTGGTTCGCGGTGAAATTCTTGTTGGGCAGATTGGTGTAATCGTCCCGGTTCAGGCGCGCCATCGTGATCTCAGTCGAGTTGTTCCCGAAGAAAAGTTCACGCAGCGACAGGGTCGAGCCGTTTCTGGCCCGGATTCGATACCACTGAACGGTCTGCCCAGCCTCGATGTCGTACCAGATCCACTCGTTGTTGACCCAAGCGGTCACGCCGGGGTCGTAGAGCGTGCTCCAAGTCGTTCCATCGGAGGAGTACTCAAATATGCAGTCGATACTCGCAGAAACTCCCGGCAAAACGCCGATTGAGCCGATGTAGACCGGGTTGTTGGTGCCGTAGTTGACCGAAATGTTGCCGTTGGCGCTGGTCTGGGTGCAGATGGTGTCAATGTTCGAGTCAAAAGCGTTCTCAACAGTACCTCCGGCGCTCGTTGCATACGAGCCAGAGGGCCGATTCATGCGCCGATACAGGGCTTGGAGCACATCATTGGCCCCAATCGGCAGTTTGTAGATGTAATTGTCGGCTTGCAGGCCGTAGACCTTCTTGTCGATGGCCCAGTACTGGATGCCGATGTTGATCAGGTTCGAGAGCAGAAAAAACAGCGACTCGCGGGCACTCAAAACCTGCTCGGAGGTCAACTCCTCGGCCAATTTCCCGCAGCGACGCGCCCCGTGATCAATCAGGGTTTGGACTTGGATGACGGTCGTACCGACGGTTCCCGAGTAGGCCATGTTCACCTCACCATCCGGGGCAGTTCCAACGCTTCATGGACGCACGGGCGCGACTCCCCTTATCGCTTTTCTCTGCAACAGGCTCCATTCTCGCGCAAAACGAGTCCCGACGAGCGCCCCCTTGGGGCTGAGGAGCCTTCAGATTCGACCCCGTCTCGCGGTTGTACTTGGCCCGACCCTTGGCCGTGAGGCCAGCGCCGCGCTCTACAGGCATTTTTTCGCCCCGGCCCACAGCAAGGGACACACCGCCCTCTTTCATGCGCTCTGGCAGCCCGCTGTACGCCTTCTTGCCCTTGTTGGACGCAGTGAACTCGGCCGCCACGCTCGGCTTGATGCCGACCTTCTTGGCAAACTTGGGGTTGTTCTCCGCGGCTTTCATCAGCCGGAACTGGGCTTGGGACTTGGCTGGCATCACGGCCCCTTTTTCACGAGAACCAGAATGAACATCGAGGAGCAGGCGTTGTTGCTCGAACTGCCAATTGCAGTGGCCTCAATCGTCGTCTTCTCTGGAACCGCCAACGGGTACTCGAACACATAGTTCGCCACGCCGTTGTTCAAGGTTGTCAGCGCGGCGGTCATTCGGATGTTGTTGGTGCCGCGAGTCAGCAGTCGCCCCTGAACTTGGTTGGAGCCGCCAGACTGGCCGCTGGAGAACAGGCCCTGAGACACATAGCCCGTGTACCCGGCCGGGATGGTGTAACTGCCCGTGGTCGTGTTGTTGTAGTCGAACTTGATGATGTCGTAAGTGGTCGCGGGAACGCCCGCGGTCACCGTGCCCGTGCCGATGTAGATGTCGCCCGCGGCGCTGTTGCCAGAGCCTGCGGTGGCCACATAGGCGTAGTTGACGCGCAGCAGTGATGCGGCCATCGTCACCGCGGTCTGGCCATTGAGGGTGACCGTCTCGGTGACTTCGTTGTAGTTGGCGTCCAGACCTTGCACAACGACCGTGCGGGCACCGGTGCCTGCGCTCGTATCGTTCGCGCTGGTCGAACTGACCGTCATCTGGATGGCAGATGCCGGGAAAGTGATCAGGCTGGGCAACGGCCAGACAGACACCTGCGTGGTGTCCACATCGGGGTTGAAGCCGAATATGGTGACATTCCTGTGGCCTTGAATCTGGCCGCGAGCGACTTGGAGTTCGAAAGGCTCGAACGCCCCTTGCCGCGTGATTGAGGAGATGACCGTGGACATCAGGCAATCCCCGCCTGCACGACCTTCATGGTCACAGTGCCAGAACCTGAGTTCACGAGCGTCTTCAGGCCCGTGATCGGGAAATTGATCGAGCCATCTTCATTGCCAGTTTTGCTGGTGATGGTCGCGTCGTCGAACCAAGTGGAAAAACCCACACTCGGGTCGTCGTAGGAATACTGCACGGAGTAGTTCACAGTGCCAGTCACAATCACGGCAAAGCCGATGTTGACGGGCGTGATGTTCGTGTTGATCACAACCGCATCGGTCGATCCAGTGCCGGTCTTGGAAACGGTTTGGACTTTCATCTCTTTCCTTCAAAGAAAGCGAGGGCCGAAGCCCCCGCTTTGTTTCAGCACACTCGTCCGCCGCGCTTCTTGGCAGGTGTCACAGTGACAGACTCCTTGGTCTTGGTGACGCTGCCTTCTGGCACTTTGGGAGAGAACAAGCCCTTGATTCCCTGCATGACGCGCTTGGGAGCACCGAGGATTGCATCACGCATCCCCTCGTTCTCTTCGCGCTGAGACTTCTCCCAGTTCTCATACGCCCGCTGGTTGCGGTTCGTCTTCAACTGGTCTTCAGCCTCAGCAGGGATGCCACCCTCCTTCATCTTCTTGCC